CTCTAGTGGATAAATAACATTATCATCCCGAGAAATAGCGTAACCTCCCGCAGATTCTTTTAAATGTCCAATACCAATGCCACCACCAACAAAAGGGGTGAAATTACCAATAGTTACTATATCTTTATAAATATTAAACATTAAGCTATCAGCTTTTGTCTTACCTGATATTTTAAATATATCCTGATTGGGATTTGTTGAGATTTCAGATGTTCTAAATAAAAAGTAATAATCAATAACGCTTTCAATCCTAATGCCATTATCAAATTTATAACCGATACCAGCTTCAATTAATGGGAAACTATCGGATAATTTAACTTTTCCCTCAAAATCATGATTACTAAATTTTGCAGTTTTGATGTTATTTAATCCAACACCGCCTTTTAAGTAAAAGCCGTTTTGAGCTGTAGCAGAGGAAACAAAGCTAATAGCTGCAAGTACTAAAATATATTTTTTCATTTAAACCTCTGTAATTGTAATTGGATAAGTTGCTTCTACCATTTTCTTTTTTAATATATACATATCTGTTTTTACGCCTTTTACATCTTCAATAGTTACCTCGCCGCTTGTCCAGAATATAAGATAATCACAGACATATTTTACTCCTGCCTCTAAGTGAAACGGCACTTGTCTTAAGAAAAATAGTATTTCACCACTGTTTTGTAATATTTTAAGCTGCTGATATCTTTTATGCTCTTTTTTGGAAGCAAATTTGATTCCGTCTGCTTCACAAGGTTTAGCTCTAAATTTATGTCTTAAGATTCCCATAATGCAAGCTCCGCCTGTCTTCTTCTATATAACCCAAGTGAGAATTCTTTTTTTATACTAACAACTCCACGTTCTTTACTAAAAAATTCAATAGCTGCTCCCTTGTAATCTCCAGCATTTAATTTTCTAAGCCCGTTGCTTATTTTAAAATTATATGCTCCCCAGTTGTATATAAGGCTTACTAGAGCGTCAAATTGACCTTGACTTATGTTTACCTTTACAGATGAATTTATAGCGTTCTCCGCCTCTTTAACATCGTTTTTAAGTAATTGCTCTGCTTTTTCTCTGGTCATACGAGGAGCTGCTTTAGTAAGCGCAACTAATTTGGAATCTATAACATGACCATATCCTATTGTTGGTTTCCCAGCAGGGCATATATAGACATAGTCCTTAAACCCCTCAAATTGCTTGATTAGATCAAGTCCCTTTTCCGATGTTTTCATTTAGAGTCCTCAGAAGTTTGAGGCGATAAATCAATATCTAGGCCAGTTTGGGTCTTTATGATTTCTTCTGATACTTCTTCAACAGGGTTGTCTTGATACCAAAAATAAGCCGATAGCAGGCCAATAATTATAGCAGCAGCAACAATAAAATATCTGCTAAAGATAATAGTTTTTATTAATTCTTTCATGGGTATACTTGCAAGGTTCACAAATGCGAGTATAACAGAATACTTGAGAAAATGGAAGTTTTTAGATGCAAGGTTCTTTTAAGGCTTTTTAATTAAAAGCCAACAGGGTGAATTGTGTTTTGTGTAACACTATTGCGTAAATCGTTAAGTCGTTCCTGTTTCATGCGTTTTTCTCTTTCTTCTTCTGTCATATTGCAAGTATGACTACAGCTGCAAAGAGTTAGCATACACGTTATTATAGTAATGGAAATTCTGGCTTTAATCATTTTGTCCTCCTTTATGTTATGATTTCTGAATAATTATATTGCTCGTTAATATACTTTATACAAGCTAGTTGTTTTTCTTCATCTAAATTAGCAATGCTTTCAACACCAGCTTTGTTGCACCATTTGTTTATTATTTCACTTGGTACATTATACAATTTAATAAGTTCTATTAATTCCGCAAGCGTTTCCTTCGATTCTTGCGTAAAATCATTCAGTACAGCGTCAAGTTTACTACTTATATTTTGAGCTTTTGGAGTGATATTTTTAACTTCTATTTCAAGATCAGTAATATCTTTCCCCTCCATTTCCTCAGCTGTTGGGTGTTGACCAACTATTTCAGGAAAAGCTTTACGCAAAGCTTGTGCCTCCGCACATTTAGCAAGCTGTCCATATGGTCTTTTTCGCCACATAGTATTGGGTGCTAATTCATCTTTTTTAGTAGCATAGTTTTCTAGCCAGTATTCTTTAGCCGTAAATTCAACAATAGTATTATTTACTATTTTTTTAACTGTTACCCTGCACCATTTAGGATAAGTAATCTCTACTCCCCCTAAATTACATGTAACATCTTCGCCAAACTCAGGTTCACTTACTCCTGCATATTGATTGCTTCGTGCCGCTTGTATCCTATATAAACCAACCCCAGGCATAACTACGTCTTTATATTCATATTTACCTGTTAAAGCATTTTTTACGCTCATTGGGACAATATGTACTGGTTTTTGCATAGGGTCTAACTTTGCCGCTTTGCAATAATCAAGAACCATCTTTATACTTTCATCTCTCGCACCAGTATATAAGCTATTTTTTAGTGCTGACCAGATATGTTGGTCAATTTCATTACTGGTATTTACTGTTGTTATGTTACTCATTTAAAATACTCCATCTTTTCTAATTTTTCTATTACTCTATTTCTTATAAGTTCAAGTAGATTATTAAAACATAACCATTCATGTTCAGGACTAGTATTGTCTTTGCAATCTAACATGGTTTTTACAGATATGTTTACAATATCATTAATTGCATTATCTAAAATTACACTACTCATTTTTCATCTCCTAATCTTTATCAAAAAAGTGTTTTAATATTTTAGCTCCTGTTCCTATTAACAATAATAATGCTAGAAACAAAACCATTATTTTTATTGCCATTTTATTTTCTATTTAATTAAAAATACTCTTGATTGTTTACTATAACTTGCGTATTTCAGGTATATTTCCTTTGCCTCTTCCTTAAATTTCTTCAAGTCAAACAACGACCTTGGAGCTGTATTTTTCCATGTGGCTACTACATTGCCGTTCTCATCTATTAGCACATCGTAATCCTGCATGAACTCTTGAATTTCAACCTTTAATTTTTCAATAGTTTTTTGTATTTGTTCTTCTGACATTTTAGCAATTTTTAATTCTTCTAGTTTTGCCAATATATCATTTTTAGCGGTTATTTGTTTGTTATTACTTTGAGGGAATAGGTTAAATGTGTCCCTAGTATTAACGCAACGAGGCGGTATTCTTTGCTCTATATGGTTATGCCAAAAATTAATGCCAATTTTAATAATTTTTTCCTCTAAATCCTTATTTTTATTATAAGTGTATATTCTAAAGTCTTGACCCCCGATGAGTACTGCTATATCAACTTTAGGCACATCACAGATAGCAGCATAATAAGCTACTTGCACCAGATATGACTCAGGGATTTGGTCAGTGCCTGAGTCTCCCCAATCTTTAGCTTTGGTAAAACCAGCTGTTTTGCACTCAAGAATATAAGGTAAATCAGAAGATATTACCCACCTATCAATATTAGCTCCTAAAAACTTATAATTAGAATGTATTATAGGTTGTGAGGGTTGTTCTATTCTACAACCGCTAATTCTTCCGTATTCTTCAGCGATAACGTCCTCTAAGAGAGTTCCCCAGTGCATTGCAGAGTTAGTGTCTTCCGCTATGTCATCGCTGGTTTTATCTAAATATACGTCAAGAGCTGTGCGATAAGGATTAAGCCCACAGATAGCAGCTAAATCAGTCCCCCCTAGGTAATTTTTACGCTCTCTTAGCCATTCCTGCTTGCTCATACAGTTACTCTCCGAGAATGCAAATAATCGCTATACATAAGGTCTCTGCTCTTGCGCTCACTTTCTTTATAACTTTCTATTTCCTGTTCCAAGGCTACTGGGTCGTAATCAGATATTTCCCAGTAAATTCCGAGGTCTTTTGCTTCTTCAAGTAACATTTCGTATTTATCTATCTCATAACTTAGTTTTAAAAAATCAACGTTAGAAGAATCGTAAGGAATATTATACTTATCCGCTCTTTCTATTTGTTCTTCTATAAATGCTTTCCTTGCTCTCGCTCCAATCCTAGTAAATGTTTCTTTAGCAGAATCAGATAGCTCAATCCTTTCCTCTTTTGCTTCATGGAATTTAGGAGTTTCTGAGATATGATCAGGTAAGGCTTTTTGGCTATTTCTTTGAAAATAAACTTTGCCAGCTTCTTTTAATGCTTCCAGATTA